CCCAGCCACTTAGCGGTGACTCTGCTGGCATAAAGCCGCGAGCCTTAGCCGCAATAGGCTTAAGCAAGTTGCCTAATTCTTTAGTTGTTTCTTTGGCTAGATCAGGTTCATATTCTCTCAGGGCTTTACGGAGTTTAGTTGCGCCTTTTACTTCTGTTGGCATCAGCTTGCTCCTTTGCTCTGTCTTTCAGGGCTTGAAGTAAAGTCCTGAACATCGTGTGATCTAGTTCAATTAAAGTCTGTGGCGAGAGTCCTGTCTCAAGCGATAGTCTCGCTACGAGATAGGTGAAGGACTCCCGCGTTACTCCAAAGGGTCATCATCGAGAACCTCGACTCGCGTCAATGTCTCAAGGAATGACTCTCCGAAGGGTTTTACGGTTTCACCCGACCGACGAATAGACTCCCAGCAAAGCCAATAAACATCGCTCTGCTTTTCATCATCTCTAAAGGCTTTGTGGAAGCCCTTCTTTGCATACTGCTCGAAGGCGTACTCGATCGCCGGAGTGATCTGGTACTCGTTAACGCTTCCATCTGCCCTTGTTACCTTTAGTTTTGCCATGCTTTGCCCCTTAGTTAGTTATTACGCTGTTGTAATTGCGATAGTGCCGTTAACATTCCAAGTAACTGACTGAGTTGAGAGATCCGCAACTGAGCCGTTAACTGGTGTTGTGTTGTTAACTAGGCAAGACATAGTGTAAAGCGGGTTAGTTGCAGAAGTGATAGCAGAAGTCTGCTTGACTGTAACTGTTGTGCTTGTACCCCATGTTGAGTTCAATGTCTGAAGTGTCTTTGCAGATGCCTCATCGTTGAAGAAGTCGATAGTGATAGAAGATGCTTCCAAGCCCTTAACGAACTTGTGTCCTGAGTCTCCCATTGCTGTAACTTCTAGTTCATCGAATGAACGGTTGATAGTTACGCTGCTTACTAGTGCAGATAGGTCAACCGCATTAACAGTTAGAACTACCCCATTGCTTAGATATACTGCCATTTGGTTTATTCCTCATCTTTCTTAGTTGCTGGTTTAGGTGCTGCTGAAGCGATCTGACCTATCTTGATCAGGAACGCTGCGTTGTCTTTTTCCCATTGTTCAAGGGTCATTTTAACTCCAACTCGTTAGAACTGAGACTTGCAGGGAGCAAGTCAGTAGATCGCCTGATGCAGCATTGAGAACGCTTGGAGCGCTCACATCTCCCACATTATAGACGATAGAGGAAGCTGCTAGTTTATTAAATACTGCAACTAGCATGTCCTCAATTCCATTTAGGTTTCCTTCATTGTCCAGGAGTGGCACGAAGATGTTGATATTAAAGTTAGCAAGTGGTGCGACTGTATTGCGGCTGTTGTTAGTTGGAGTTATATAAGGATCTGCCGGGCTAAGAACTACGCTGTTAACAATAGGCGTGGCTGGTGGGAATGAGAAGACTGAATAAAGTGAGTTATCTACAAGTGCTGCTGCAATAGTTGCGCGAAGAGTCGAGATCGCTGCCATGGTTAGCCAACCATGCTACGCGGATCGAGATAAGGTGCAAGCAAGCCACGAACGCGAGCAAGTAAAGTATTACCCATGCGGTAAGGACTTGGAGCGTATCCGTCAACTGTAACGCCACCGCTTGAAGGCGCTTGACGGCTTTGCCAGATATCTATTGAGATCATAAGCGCAGCTTCTTGGATCGCTGGAACTGTTGAAGGATCAAGGTAAGTATCGGCTGCAAGAAGGCCGTAAGGGTTAATCGGGTGGCGTGGTGTTACCGCGTTATTGTTGCCGCTAATTGCATAAGTAATTGAATGAGTTGTACGACCAGTAATTGTTTTAGATCCATTGTGCTTAGATCCTGCGCCAGTGATATTTACGGTCTCGCCAACATATAGGACATCTACAATAGAGTCCTGAAAGTATGAAGTGCCGGTATTGGCTGTGTTGCTGTGAGCGATAATTGAAAGAGTGTTAGACCAGATAAAAGGCAGAAGGACATTATCTGCGGCATCGCAGACTTGTTGCAGGACTGCATCAGCATAGAGAGTGCCAACGCCAAGGGCGGTGCGTAACTCTGAGACTGTAGTGAGTGCCATGCTTCCTTCTTTCTAAAGACTGGCGGGGTAGAAGGGCACTACCCCGCCAGTGACTTAAGTGTGGCTTACGCCTTGTTGTTCTTGAAAGCGCCTGCACCGACCTTGGTAGCGATCGCTCCAAAGCCGTAGTAGCCGATAGTAATTGAACCTGCGGCTGTTGACTCAGCGCGTAGGCGGTAAGTTGGTGACTCGTACCAGGTGTAAGCATCTGGGTTGACGATGAGGATAGATCCGTCTGTGTCAGTTCCAGCTGCTGTGTTAGGTGTTACGAACAAGTTGAGTCCTGCAACATTGCCCTGAAGTGCTGTTGGTACTACTGATCCGCCAGCGTTCATTGGGTTAACTGCGTTGTAGATAGGACGGCCTGCATCGTTGAGTGTCATGATGTTTGACCATTGTGCGGTGTTCACGATCATGTTGCGAGCAAATGGATTTGGAAGTCCGAGAGTAGCGTTATAGACCGATGCTGAACCGCGAGCAACAATTCCAAGCAATTCTGATGCTGTTGGATATGTTGTTGTAGTTGTTGCATCTGCTGTTGCGCCAGCGATGATCGCTGCGTTAACTGCTGCATCTGTAGCCTTTGCGTACGCTGCGCCCATGTTGCGGACGAGTTCATCAAAGAATGCAGGAGATGTACGGTCGAGCAATTCAACAGAGAATGTCTGCTGTCCGGCGTACTTCTTAACATCAACAGATAGGAATGATGAGTTCTGATCTGTGTCTGAGAACGCTGCGTCCTCTGCTGTGATAGCAACTGTTGGCATCGCTGTGATGCGAGGGATTTCGAAAGTCATACCTGCATCTGGAAGTACTCCGCGTGAGATCGCTTCGATCGAAGGACGGATAGTTGTTCCCAATGGGTTGATAATCTGATCCAACTGGCGAGTTGGCACGAGACCAGCGTTGTCAGTTGTGTTATCTGCTGCAAGGATATATTGACGAGCTGACTCATCACCTAGCGCTGCGCGGATAGTGTTTTCTGCATACTTTGCTGCAGTTAGTTCAATGCGTGGCTTTGAGTAAGCCATTGCTGTGACAGTAGGGCGAGCAGCTTCAACTGCGGCAGCCTCAACTGTAGGTGTTGCTTCGACTGCTGTGGTTTCTTCCACGACTGTCTCGCTTTCTGTTGGTTGGGTAGGTTCAGCGACTTCATCTTCTGATGCCGCTATATCGGTTACTGCCGCAGACTTGAATGCCGCTGCTTGTACCAAACTTACTTCGAGCAGGTCAGCGCTCGACACATACAACACGCCATTCTTAGGCTTTGCTGCATTGACCATAACTCCGACTGAAAGACCAGTACGAAGTTCCTCGCTTGCTTCGATTAAAGCATCTGTGCCGCGAGAGGATTTAGAGATCTTGAAAGAAGCAAAGATGCCTTCTTCTGTCTCGTTAAAGAATTGAGCGCGACCGATAGGCTGCTTAGGGTCATGTTCCAATAGGAGTTTGACTTTACTGGTGTCAGAGATGTTTATCGCACCGCGCTCAAAGACAACTGCACCGGCGGAAGTGTTTCCAACTTCTCCGCCGAATGGCACGATCTTGCCAGAGATAGTGCGCGCTGCGCTATCTGCTGTGAGTTCTGCCGAGAATGTCAGCATTTCGCTCATATCATTCCTTCGCTTCCGTTAGGTGTTAAGTCTGTCATTGCCATAGCCTGCTCTTGAGTAATTAACTGCAAGTCAAGCATCTCGCGAATGACAGCAAGTTCTGCAAGTGGGTCTGTGCGTAAATAGTTCTTGTCAATGTCGAACTTAACAATGTTGCCGCGAGCGGTTATATCGTCCATAGATAGACGATCCTCGATCGCTGATACGAATGGCTGCAAAGATAGCGTTAGGAACTGACGGCGCTCGTCCTGGACATTTGCATAAGTCATTGTGGTGTTCTGATCAGCTGAGACATAGTAAGGCGGAACATTGCAGAGGCGAGCGATCTCAGTCGCTAGGTTCTGGATAGCCTCGTTGTACATCATGTCTTTAGGGCTAAAGCCGACAGACTCATAACTCAAAGTTGAAGTTAAATATGCAGTCGAACGATTATTGCGGCTGTTCTTCCAAGCTGAAAGTAATCCTTGAACTTCTGCTGGTGGTAGGTCTGCGCCTGTGTTCTTTAGGTAGCCAGTTGCCATAGGAGTGCCAGCAGCAATAGCCGCAGCCTTCTGGACATCGAGGGCTGCACGAATAGTAGATACGCCGGTATTTAAGATGCCGTCGCTTAGTGACTGGAATGTAATAAGTGATCCGAGACCGTCCATTGGTACGGTTGTGCCGTCAATGGCGTAAGACTTTACGAATACATTATCGCGATCGAGTGTTGCAGTTACGCGAGAGTTAGCAACCCACTCAAAGCGAGAAGGGCGGCCGTCCTCTTG